CTTTAATGGTCTATCTACCGGATCCGGGCCTAGTGATTACAAAGAAAAGAAGCGTTGGGAGATGGAAGGTATTCAACCCCACTCCGTAAAGATAGGTGGTGTATGGGTATCTAATAGATTCCTAGGACCAATTGGTATCTTGATGAGTGCTTACTCTGATCTCGGTATGATTGCTGAGCGTCAGGGTAGTGCTACACCCCACAGTGATCTTACAAATCAACTTATTTACACAACGGCAGGGTCTCTCCTAGACCAGAGCTGGTTAAAAGGCTTAGTTGGATCCCTTGAGTATCTAACTGATGCTGCAATGGGTCAAAGAGACCTGAATGTTGAGGATTCTGTAGCTAGTATATCTAGGGCACTTATTCCCTATCAGGCTGCCCTCAGGTCCTGGAGTAATACTTTAGTTCCTGGTATGCGTGAGTATAACAATGAGTTTGAAAAGGTATTGGCTGAATCTATCCCCGGCCTTAAGTCTCAACTAGGTGCTGAAAGAGTCTCCCTCAAGGATGGTAAACCCCTAACTAATGCTGGTTACTCTGCTCTTAATCAAATCACTCCATTTAACTTGAATGAAGTTAGAACCGATCCTGTTATTGGCCAACTCAATGATTTAGGGGTAACCTTTCCCACTGAGTACATGGATAGAGTTTCTGGAGTCGCATTAACACCAACGCAAAAGCAGGGGGTACATAAAGCTATTGCTGCCACAGGCTGGTATAAAAAGATGGAAGGTCATCTTGAAAGTGATAACTTCACAAATGAATATGATCGCTGGAAAAATGCCGAAACCCCTGAATCTGCTAAAACCTCTAGGTGGATGAGGGATATAAACAACATGTTAATGGAAGCCAAAAAGGAAGGCTACAGTAACTACATCAGAGGTGGTAGCACTGAGGCCTATGACCTTGAGCAAAAAGTAACCACAGCTAGACAGGCAGCTCTTCGAAGCGGTTTAGGTCAGTATAAAGCAGCCTCCGAAGAAATAGACAAGCTCAAGGCACTAGGAGTAAACTGAGAACACTAAATGACAACCTACAACACGTCTAGTACGTATACAGGTGATGGTGCAAATAATCTATTTACCATCACATTCCCATACATTAGTGTGAGTGATCTTGATGTTTATGTTGATGGTGAAATACTCACCCCATTAACAGACTGGATCCTTACAACAGCTACAACAGTACAGATTACTACAATCCCACCCCAAGGCTCTACCATTCTTATCGCTAGGAATACTGATGCTTCCAACGTTAAGACTGCTATCTTCCCAGGCTCTGCAATCAGGGCTCGGGATCTAAACGATAACTTTGCTCAGACACTCTATGTAGTCCAGGAGAGTGCTGATAAGTCTAATTTAGCAGAAGAGGCAGCCCAAGAAGCACTAGATGCAGCTGAGGAAGCACGGGGATCAGCTGAGGTAGCTCAGACTGCTCTAGTTACTGCTAATACAGCTTTAGCAGACTCTTCTGCTGCTCAGAGTACCGCTACAGCAGCATCAAATGAGGCATCTTCTGCATTAACTGCGGCCAATCAAGCAGAATCTACGGCTAACGCAGCCGCACAACTTGTCTCCAACCTATCTTCCTACGATATCGTTAATGATTTAAGTTCTCTACCATCAGATCCTGATGATCTTGACTTGGTACAGGTAATTAATTCTACCGGTATTGAATCCTCTTCTATTATTACTGACGTTCCCAGTGGGTTTAGTGGTGACTCTGGACTCTCAGTGGATTTAAGGTATAGCGATAGTACTAGCAAATGGTCTTACCTTACTTATTTTCCCAATGATCCTGACAATAGGTATCAAGAGGCTGGAGAGGTAGTAACAATTCCCGATGCAACTACATCAGTCAAGGGAATCGTCAAGCTAAACAGTGCTGTCAATCAAACTGACCAGACAACAGCTGCTACACCTCTGGCGGTAAAGCAAGCTTATGACCTCGCCACTAATGCGAACACAGGAGCTACCACAGCTAATACCTTAGCAAGTGCTGCACTACCTAAGTCTGGTGGCACTATGACGGGTGACATTACATTTAATAGTACCCAAACAATTCCAACTAGCGGATTGCCTACAGCTACTACTGCTCAGTCAGGGATTGTTCAGCTTAATAATTCAGTTAATAGTACCTCAACCACAAGAGCTGCAACATCAAAGGCTGTCAAGGATGCTTATGACTTAGCACAGACTGCAGTCAACTCGGGTGCTGGTGGATTAATCTCTACTGATTTTAAGGATCTTTCTGTTGATTCTGATTCTGTATTTACTATTCCCTCAAATACAAAAAGGTTCACTGTAAATATTGTAGGGCTTAAGTGTAACTCGTCAGACCTAACGAATGTTGTTATGGCAATAGGAAGTTCTACTTCAATTTGGACTAATGGCCAAAATCAGGATAATCATTCAACAGTATTTTTCTTGGATGAGGTAGATGATCCGGTATTTCAAGCGGATGATGATTTTATTGTACTTGGATTTAATAATAGTACTAAACCGTTAAGTGCTAACTTAACATTTTCAAGAATAGTTTCGGGGAATACGTGCTACTTTGGAGGTAGTGGTACTAGCCACTCTACTTATGAAAACGGCGTGCCTGTGATTAGCACCGTAACATCATGTGATGTTGAATCTAGTGAAACAGTTTCTCGTATTGCTATAGGGGTATTAGCAAATAATGGCAACCCAGATTTTACTGAAAATACAAGCGGATTCATAGGAATTAGCTACTACTCAGAATTATAACTATGTCTTTTATCACCGATGCGGCTAAATATTATGCCGCTCAGCCCCACCAGGATGCCGCTTGGGAGTACCTCTGGGCATCAGTTGATGAATATACCCAGGACTGCTTTATGGACGCCTACAGGGACGGCCCAGAGGCCCCTGAGGGCATCATTACGCTAGAGGTATTTGAACAACTTACAGGATACTCTGCTTCTCTATTCAAACAGTCTGAAGCAGATGACTGTAATCGCCTGCTGAGGGAAACAGAGTTTGATACTTGTATTGTTTCTACTCGAATGCTGATGGCTAACATCCTTCATGAGACTTGTAATCTTAAATATATGAAGGAGATTGCTGATGGTTGGGCCTACGAAGGTAGGTCTGACCTAGGTAATACTCAGCAGGGAGATGGCCCACGCTTTAAAGGTGCTGGTGTCCTCCAACTGACAGGCCGCTACAACTATCAGCGGTTCTGTGATGCTGTTAGCGATCAACGTGTAATGGAAGGTGTTGATTATGTTTCTGACACCTACCCCTTCATGAGTGCTAAGACCTGGATCATCGAAAACAACCTACTGCATATCGCTCAAACCGAAGGCTTTGAAGCCGTCTGTATTCGCATTAATGGTGGAACAAACGGCCTAACTGATCGCTATAACAAGTATCAGATTTGTAAGGATGTCCTCTAAAGCCTTCTGGCTTTTAGCAGCAGTCATTGCTGTACAACTTGCTTTAGCAGCTATTGTTATTACTGGTTGTTCTTTAAATAACAATACTAACTGTACTGAGGGCAAGGTAGCCAGGAGCCTTGAATCAATAGTGGCTCAATGTTTTGCATTATATGCTGCTGAAATAAGTATTAATCCAACAAGGAAACGATGATTATGATTGAAATCTTTGGTGTGACAGTAGCTTGGGAAACCCTTGGCTTTGTTGCTGCTTTTGTAGCTTCTGAAGTCATTGGTACATCCAAGCTGAAAGAAAATAGTTTAGCTGCTCTCGTGAAAGGTCTTATTGATAACCTTAAGCCTACCCGTCGTGAAGATGAGAAGGTTGCTTCTATCCGTAAGAAGCTTGAGTCAGTAGCTAATGAATTAAAAAGTTTAGGTAAATGATATGGCTAATAGAGCCTCTGAGGATACATTTGATATCCTCCACAAATTAGTAACAGATGAGTTTGTAGCTCGCATTAAAGCTGGTGAAGCTACAACTGCTGACCTCCGTGCTGCTGCCGATTGGCTGGCTAAAAATGATATTACCGGTGTTGCTGTGGCTGGTTCTCCTCTTGCTGGCCTTGCTGGGTTAATCCCTGAGTTGACCTTTGATGATGTTCAGGGGGCTTTGTAGATGGCCCATAAAGGATCGAGTAAATCTAGCCGGAACTATCGAAAGAATCCAGCTGCTGCTGCTAAGAAGAGGGCTTATGACCGTGCCTATAGCAAGAAGAAGTATGGCTCGAAGGCTGGTGATACAGCTAAGAAAAGACAACATAACAAGGACTCATCTGAACGCTGGGCAGCTCGTAAGAAGGCTGGCATAGCTGGTAAGGGCGGTCCTGACATGAGCCACACCAAGAGTGGCCGCATGGTTAAAGAAAACCAGACCAAGAACCGAGGCCGTAACGGTAAGAACGGCAAATCAACTCGTAAGTAAAACAATTTAATGAGCCAATGGAAACCCCCCGAAGCCTCATGCAAGATCTCCTCACCTTTCGTGCGTCTGATGCGAAACGTATGTGGAGGGAAAACATATTTGCTCGGGATGGATACGGCTGTACCTACTGCGGCTCCACAGAAAACTTAACTATCGACCATATACACCCCAGATCTAAGGGTGGTGAACGTTGGGATGCCAACAACTGCACGACAGCGTGTCGTTCCTGTAATCAACTTAAAGGATCCATGCACGTCAAAGACTTTACAGCGTTCGTATTAACTTAAATGCTAGAAATCGCGGTATCAATCGGCATCGCTATATCTACAGGACTGGGAGTCTTTGCTTCTCGCATTAATACACGTGTTAGCCAAGTAGAGCTTCGTGTTGCCGAGAAGTACATCCCTCGGGAGGAAGTCTCTCTAATCCTTACCCGCTTTGAGGATCACATGATCCGAATTGAAACCAAACTCGATAACCTTCTTAGGTCTGAATAATCAAAATGAAAAACCAAAACTCTAGAGCCTACAACTTTTTAAAGCGTGGATGTGGGGACCGTACCGCAGACGCAACACTCGTGTCAGCCCTCACAACTTTAGCTGTTGATGCCTCTACTCCTCTTAATGACATTCTCGACCTTGTTCGTGAGTGTGAGATTCGATATCGGGAGGTAGCTCCCAATCAGATTGGCTACGCTTCTTCTACTCTTAACTGATATGGCTTACAAAAAGAAAGGCAAAGGTAAAGGTTGTAAGAAATGATCCAATTCCGTCTTAATGAATTTAAGGCGATAGCTAAGTGGCTGGATAAATATTTACCCGGCCCCTTGGCTTATTTTCTTAATGGATGGCTCTATGGCTTAGAGACCTCCTACATCGCCGCTAAGGCCTCTGCAGCTGTCGAGAAGGGGATTGCACCTTACGTGCCCTCAGACCCTGTTGTAGAGCCTCCTAGTTATCACTCAGAGCCTTCCGAAGTAGAAGGTCTCGATATTATTCAATTATCTTCTACGTATGACAAGTCCTGAACAATTTACACCTACGGGAGGCCAGACAATCTTCCCGCGCATCAATTTCTTAAAGACTTTTAACTCCAGATTCAATCAACGCTCTGATAACGGACGTATCTTCCTCAGTGGTGGCGGGCTCTTCGGTGATGCAGCCTTAGACCTCAATCTTGCTACTAGCCTCAGTCTTACAGATGCCGTCAGTGGCAACAACCTAGTCACCTTCAGCCGTGCCAGTAGTGGGACGTATGT